TCAAGAGGCTGGCATTGAGCGCATCTTGCGTGATAATAGTTCAGTTCCATTTGTTAAGCGGATTCTTTTTCCATTTAAATCGCCAGTAACAATTGATTCTGAAGACCCTGAAAAAAAACGGGTAATGACGCACAAAATGGAATATAAGACGGCTGATGGAAAAGCTTACGCCTATCCTCGCGTTATGGTAAATGAAGGTGGTGAGCTACAAGATTATGGCAAGGATGCTTTTAATGAGGCTTTAAAGCGCCGCGATTTTATTAAGTTCGATACACCAGAAATGGCTGATAAATTCACGAAGCTTTATAAGAAATATTGGGATAGTGTTGGCTACGAACCAAAGGTTGGGCAGTAATGGGGTATACGAAAAGACAGTTTATCACGGGAGCCTTTGAAGAAATTGGCCTCGCTGATTATGTGTTCGACTTGCAGCCTGAACAGTTGCAGTCTGCTGTGCGGCGCTTAGATTCCATGATGATGGAATGGAACGCTCAGGGCATTCGTCTGGGCTATCCAATCGCCAGCAGTCCGCAGGATAGTGACTTGGACTCTGAAACCAACGCACCTGATAGCGCATGGGAAGCGATTATCACTAATCTCGCAATTCGCATTGCTCCAGGATACGGCAAAACTGTATCTCCTGACACAAAGGTATCCGCGAAGGGCGCTTACAATGTCTTGTTGCAACGTGCTACATTCCCACTGGAGCAGCAGTTCCCAACGACAATGCCAATCGGTCAGGGCAACAAGCCTTGGCGTTGGGATAATCCTTATGTGCAATCAGTTTATGATCCCGTAGACTCTGGGCCTGAAGGCCCTATTGAATGGAGCTAAGAATGCCTACTATTAACCAACTTCCGCTGATTACTCAGCTATCGATGGGGGACAATGTTGTCCTCTGGGTTCCCAATCAAGGCGACAGCCGCCGCGCTTCGCTTACAACGCTTAACGAGTTCCTTGGGCTGAACTTCATCAATGTGGTGGCTGAGACTGTGCAGACATCGCCAGTGCTTTATTCGGCCCTTCCAACTGCGGCTAGTGCTGGCATGGGAACACGCGCATTTATTACTGATGGCAGCACCGCAACATTCGCGGCTACTGTCACAGGTGGTGGTTCAAACAAGGTTCCCGTCTATAGTGACGGCACAAATTGGAAGGTTGGCTAATGGCTTATATTGATCCCTTTTCCCCTAACTATGGCTCGAACATCGTCGCAACTCCTGCTGGCACTTCGGCTTCTGTTGATATTCCTGCTGGCGACAACTGCGTTCGCCTTGTGAATACTGGCGCAAACGTCTGCTATGTTCGCATTGGTCAAACATCTGCAACTGCGACAACTGCTGATTTGCCAGTCCGCGCTGGTAGCGAAGTGATTATTCGCAAGGCTCTCGGCTTCAGCAAGCTGGCGCACATCTCTGCATCTGGCACAACGCTCAACATCCAAACTGGTAATGGCGGCGTTTAATTTTAATCAAAGGATTTGAGACATGATTATTCAACCAGGCCTAACTCAGATAATCACAGATGTGCTGGTTCCCGCTGGTCAATATATCAGCGTTGGCAATGTCGGAAACGACGCCACAATCGTTTCACTGGAGCCGACTGCGCCAGTTAGTTACGAATATTATACACAAATTGCTTCGCTTTCTAACAGCGCACAGACATTTGGCCCTTATCCAGTTGATCGCACTGTGCGTATTACCAGTGGGCTTCAATCGATAGCGCAATACGATGTAGGCGCTCAACCAACGCTGCGTGACTTCCCGCCATTAACAATCGGCAGCGTTGAACCTGTTGGCCTTGTTGAGCCAGCAGCGACATTCATAACGCTCACTTACAATAACAACGCTGGAAATGTTCGTTTAGTCAGTGCTGGCGCTCATGGCTTGACAGCAGCAATTGCGGTAGGCGCAAGCGTCTATGTGACTTGGGCAACGGGCGCAGGCGTTAATGGATTGTATGAAGTTACTGCGCTTGATGCTGATACAACTGGCGTGGCTATTACAATTGACCTCCCTTATGTATTGGGCCTTGGCACACCAACTGTTGCTGTAGCTGACACCGAAGTTACTATAGCATCTGTTACAGTCCCTGGCTGGTCGATGGGCGTTGGCGGCGAGGTAGATATTGATGCTCTGTTCACGTTGACTAACAACGCTACAGTTAAAACCTTGGGAATGACCTATGGCGGGGCTGTTGTTTTGGCTGCTTCTGCGGCGAATAACGCAAGTGCTTCTGTTCAGAAGCAACTTTACAATCGTGGTGGATCGCAAGTTATTGGCAACTCAACAACGGCAATAGGTCATGGCTTATCCACAGGCGCAATTGCGCTTCTGAACGTAGATGCTACACAGAATCAGACATTTGCAATCACTGCAAAGCCAGCGACTGCGAATAACCTCGTGCGGCTTGAAACATTCAAGCTTCATATAGTTTTTTCATAGGAGAATTGAAATGCCAATGGTTGGTGGAAAAAAGTTCAGCTACGACGCTAAGGGTATGGCAATGGCAAAGAAGGCTGCTGCCAAGTCTGGCAAGACCATGACGATGACCAAAGCGAAGAAGAAAAAGAAGTAAAGTGGCGAAAGATTCGCGCCTGACTCGTGCGGGTGTTGCTGGGTATAACAAACCCAAGCGCACCCCAAGTCATCCAAAGAAGTCGCACATCGTTGTTGCCAAAGAAGGCGACAAGATTAAGACTATTCGCTTTGGAGAGCAGGGCGCGAAGACTGCTGGTCAACCGAAGGCTGGCGAATCTGAAGCAATGAAAAAGAAGCGTGCATCATTTAAGGCGCGTCATTCTAAAAACATTGCTAAGGGCAAAATGAGTGCGGCGTTTTGGGCGGATAAGGTGAAGTGGTAACATGGTGCAAATTCCAATCCTTAACGGCATCTACACGGACGGAAGCCCAAATTTCCGCACATCGTATCCTGTCAACTTAATTCCAGTTCCTAAAGAGAATGGAATCAGCAGCGGCTTTTTGCGTCCTGCTGATGGCTTGATTGCTACTGGCACTGGCCCAGGCGTTGATCGCGGCGGCATTAACTGGAACGGCGTTTGCTATCGAGTAATGGGTTCCAATCTTGTCAGCATAAGCTCAAGCGGCGCAATCACAATCCTTGGCGAAGTCGGCAATGATGGCAACTTGGTTACGATGGATTATAGCTTCAATCTGTTAGCTATAGCATCATGCGGAAACCTATTTTACTGGGAGCCTAGCACTGGGCTGCGTCAAGTCACCGATCCTGATTTGGGCGTTGTTCTCGATGTCACTTGGGTTGATGGCTACTTCATGACCACAGACGGAGAGTCGCTCGTTGTAACTGAGCTATCCGATCCGTTCGCAGTCAATCCGCTAAAGTATGGCTCTTCTGATATAGACCCTGACCCAGTTGTCGCGCTTCTGAAGCTTCGCAATGAGATTTACGCGCTGAACCGATACACCATCGAAGTCTTTGATAACGTCGGCGGCGATCTATTCCCGTTCCAGCGCATTGATGGCGCACAGATTGAAAAGGGCGTTGTCGGCACTCATGCTTGCTGCGTCTACATGGAAACAATCGCATTCTTGGGCAGTGGCTTCAATGAACAGCCTGGTGTTTACTTAGGCGGAAACGCTAAGGCGGATAAGATTAGCACTCAAGAAATTGATATGCTGCTGCTGAACTATACCGAAGCGGAATTGGCAACTGTCAAGCTAGAAGCACGAAACGATAGGGCGCATCAGCATCTTTATATCCACCTTCCAGATCGCACGATTGTATTCGACGCATCAGCAAGCGGTGAGCTTAATGCTCCAGTTTGGTTCACCCTGACAAGCAGCATCACTGGTTTCAGTCAATATCGCGCACGCAATCTGGTATGGTGCTATGACAAATGGTTGGTGGGTGACCCGCTAAACAGCAACATCGGATTCATGACGCAGGACGTTTCCTCGCACTACGGGCAAACTGTGCGCTGGGAGTTTGGCACGACCATTCTTTATAATGAAGGGCGCGGCGCTATTGTGCAGAACCTAGAGCTAGTTGGCTTGACTGGTTCGGTGGCATTTGGCGAAGACCCAACCATTAACACAAGCTATTCGATTGATGGGCAGACTTGGAGCCAGCAAAAGGTCATCCGCGCTGGTTCGCTGGGGCAAAGGGCGAAGCGGCTAGTATGGTTCCAACAGGGCTGGATGCGTAACTGGCGCATTCAAAGGTTCCAAGGTAACAGTGACGCGCATATGTCGTTTGCTCGACTTGAAGCGCAGATAGAGCCGTTGGCGTTCTAATGGCGCAGACTCCTAGACGCCTTGGATTGACACGCGATCAGCTTGCGTCGTTTTTAAGCGACTTTGAGCAAATCAAGCAATTTGAGCTGTTGTTCTCCTCTGTAGATCAGATAAACAACTTCTCGATTGACGAAGTAAGCATTGCAGCAGACAACGCTGGGGCGACTGCGAATGATGCCCTGTCACAGATTAGTTTCATCTCGCAAGAGACTCAGCTTCTTGCATTGGCTCCACCAGACTTGGGCGGCACAGTCACTAGCGTTGGCCTATCGGCAGGGACAACAGGCCTTACAGTGGCTGGGCCTAATCCAATCACCACCAGCGGAACCTTTACCATTGGCGGCACTCTGAATGTTGCTAATGGCGGCACTGGTCAAACTTCATATACTGACGGCCAACTTTTGATCGGCAACAGCACAGGAAATACTCTGACCAAAGCCACGCTGACGGCTGGCACAAATGTAAGCATTACCAATGGCGCAGGTTCTATTACGATCAACGCCACTGACGCATTCACAGGAACAGTTACCAGCGTATCTGTTGTCAGTGCGAATGGTCTTGCTGGAACAGTTGCCAATGCAACGACAACCCCTGCAATCACGCTATCGACCACTGTCACAGGTCTTGTGAAGGGTAACGGCACTGCGCTTTCTGCTGCGTCTGCTGGCACTGATTACGTTGCGCCTGGAGCAATTACCACAAGCGGCTTAACGATGGCTACGGCTCGTTTGCTGGGCCGCACAACGGCAAGCTCTGGCGCGGTGGAGGAAATTACTGTTGGCACTGGCTTGTTGCTGTCTGGCGGCAATTTAAGCAACAGTGCGCCGGATCAGACTGTAACGATAACCGCTGGCACTGGCATTTCTGTTTCAAGCGCATACCCATCGTTCACAATAACGAATACAGCGCCTGACCAAATAGTTTCGCTGACGGGCGCTGGAACAACTGTTGTCACTGGAACATATCCCAGCTTCACGATTACATCGAATGATGCTTTTGTTGGGACTGTCACTAGCGTTTCTGGCACTGGAAGCGTCAATGGTATCACGCTCACTGGCACAGTGACTTCAAGCGGCAACATAACGCTTGGCGGGACACTTGGCGGAATTGCTAACAGCCAACTGACAAACTCGTCCATTACGATTAATGGCTCTGCAATCAGCCTTGGCGGTTCCGTTTCGGTTGGGACTGTTACCAGTGTTGGCGGAACTGGATCGGTAAACGGCATCACTTTGACGGGCACTGTCACATCTACTGGCAGTTTAACGCTCGGAGGCACTCTTTCGGGTGTAAGCCTAACAACGCAAGTCACAGGCACACTTCCTACAGGCAATGGCGGCACAGGCACAGCCACGACTTTCACATCTGGCTCAATCATTTTTGCGGGTGCATCTGGCGTCTATTCGCAGGATAACGCAAACCTCAATTGGGATGATACGAATAACACGCTCGGCGTTGGTCGCACTGCGGCTTCTAACGTCCGTGTTTATTCCAAGGGCGGCACGACTGGCTCCGGCGCGTTCTCTTACTATGGTGAGAACAGCGCGGGGACTGGCTGCTTTGGTATCCGCGACGACGGCGCGTTTTTCTCAGGCGCGGCAACTCTTTCGCCTTACAACCTGACAACTGCGGCAGCGGCTAACCTTGTCGTTGCAGCGGATTATTATCTGTATCGCTCAACTTCTTCGGCGCGTTACAAAAAGAACATCGTTGATTATGATCGCGGGTTGGCTGCGGTTAGAAAACTCCGCGCTGTCTATTACGAAGGTAAAGGCGAGATAGACGCAGGACAGCGATTTGCTGGTTTTGTTGCAGAAGAAGTTTATGATAGTGGCTTCACTGAATTTGTTGTATTGGACAAAGAAGGCAAGCCGGACGCATTGCATTATGGAAATATGGCAGCATTATTTGCGTCTGCTATAGATGAAATTGCACTAAAGCTTGAACGCATTGAAGCTGCATTGGGGATAGAAGATGGCGATAACAGTTAAGGTTCTGATTACTGCTAAAGCGGCAGAGAATAGTCAGACAACGCAATACACTGCGGCTAATTGTCGTGCGATCATCGACAAGTTCACGGCAACCAATACGAGCGGCTCCAATGCCTCTTTGAGCGTCAACATCGTTGCGTCTGGTGGTTCGGTTGCAAGCTCTAACTTGATTGTTGACACCCGCACTCTTGCGCCAGATGAAACTTACACGTTCCCTGAATTGGTAGGACAGGTGCTTGATAACAATGCGTTCATTTCTACTATTGCCAGCGCATCCAGTGCATTAACAATCCGCGCATCTGGTCGGGAGATTACGTCATGAAGAAGCCAATGATTATGATTGAAGGTTTTGCGGGTCTGCGTGAAAGCGAACCATTCATCACCACCGCTGAGAACAAAAAGAACACCAAGCTCGTGATCGATGATTGGATGCTTGGCCCTGAGAATCCCAGCAACGAACGTGGCGCTAATCCTGAATACTGGATTGCTCTTGGCAAAGCCATGCAAGTGGATGAGGCTGAAGCTCGTCGCCGCCGCTGCTCGAACTGCGAGTATTACGACAACAGCACCATGACGCAAGCCAAGATGGATAAGATTCCCTGGAACGAATGGGATGTTGACGCTGGATTCCGTGGCTATTGCCACAAGTTCGAGTTCATCTGTCACGATCTTCGCTCTTGTCAAGCGCATGAAGAACGAGAGTTTGAATTTGAAGATTGATTGTGATATGGTTTTGCCACAGAGCATTAAGAGCAGCCTGTGGCTCTCCATTTTAAGAGATTAAAATGACAAATGATAATGCCCATCCCGCAACAGACTTGACTTCTCATGGAAGGGTTGTTCTGCCCGTCATTCGTCATGCGACCATTGAGGATGCTGAACAGATTGCAGTGCTTGGCGCGATATTTCATGAAGAAGCGTTCTGGGATGACATTCTGGATTACGACATCGATGATTGCATCGTTTCTCTAGAAGGCTTTATCGGTCAGCCTAATTTCATTTGCA